GGAGGGGGACGTCATGGCGAACCCGGTGACGATTTCTGATCTTGAGGCGCGGTGGCGTCCCCTTTCCTCGGCTGAGAACGACGTGGCTGGGTCGCTGTTGAGTGACGCGTGGGAGATCCTTCTGGCGCGTGTTCCGTCGTTGAACGACCGGCTGGTGAACGGTTCCCTGTCTCAGGGCCTCGTGGTTGCTGCGGTTACGGCGATGGTTCTGCGTGTTCTCCGCAACCCGGAGGGCAAGCGGATGGAGTCCATTGACGACTACTCGTGGACGCGTGACAACGCGGTGTCTGCGGGGCTGCTGTACGCGTCGGACGATGAGCTTCGGCTGTTGTCTGGTGTGCGTCGTGGGGCGTTCTCTATCGCTCCGGGGTTCTGATGTCTGCGGAGTCGGCGACCCTTGCTGGTCGCGCCGCGGCTGAGGCGCAGATGCGTGACCGGTGCATTGTCACGGGCGCGGCTGCGTCGGTGTGGGATGAGGACGCCGGCACGTACACGCCGGGGGCGCCGGTCGTGGTCTACGACGGTCCGTGCAAACTGCAGACCCGGAACGTGATCGTGAACGAGGCTGACGCTGGTGACCGTGAGGTTGCCGTGGTCCGGTGGGAGGTTCACCTTCCCGTGTTCGGCTCTGAGGCGGTCACGAAGGGCCACGTGGTGACGATGACCGCATGTGCCCTCGACGCCGCGGTTGTCGGCCAGGTGCTCACCGTGCAGGGCCCGCACTTTGGCAGCGCGAAGACGGCGCGACGCATCCCGGTTGAGGCGGTGGTCTGATGGACTTCAGCATTGATGCCTCACAGGTTGACCGTCTCGCGGTGGAGTTGGGTCGGGCTGGCCGGAAGGCCACGCTTGGCGCGACTGCCGTGATTGGGAAGGCTGCGCAGAACATCAAGACGGGGATGCAGGCGGACTTCAGCGGCCACGGCCACGCGCCGAATATCCCTCGCGCGATCAACTACGACCTTCGCGGTTTGTCCGCTGAGATCGGCGTGGACAAGCGCGGCCCGCAGGGTGGCCTTGGCAACATCCTCGCGTTCGGCACGAGCAAGAACGCCGCCGTGGTGGATCACACTGCGGCGCTGCGTCGGGAGCTGCCCAACGTGGCGAAGTTCCTTGGCGATGTCGGCGAGCGGGCCCTCGAGTGAGCCGCGCACTGGTCGATGTCGTCGCTGCCCGCCTTGAGGCTGAGGTTCCGGGGCGTGTGGTGTACAAGCACGCGGTCCCTGACAACGCCGCTCCCCGCTACCTGTTCGTGTACTCGAACACCCCCGGTCGCACGTCGGACAACCTTGGCGACGTCGCGACGATGCGGGACGAAACCCTGTGGGTCAACTCGACGTCGGTCGGCCCGCGTGAGCAGGCAACCGCGGAGTCTCTGTGGGGTGCTGAGCGTGCGAACGCGGCCCTTGAGAACTGGCGCCCACCGATCGGTTCCGCGTCATGGCGGCCGGTCCCCCTGTCCTCGCAACCACCTACGAGGGATGAGTCCCTGCCGAGTGTGACGGCGATCTACACCGTTGCCATGTGGGGTTTCACTTACCAGCCGTAACCGCCCGATTCAACGATGCCCGAGGAGGGCGATTTCGTCATGCCGTGGACCCGTGTTAAGGACAACGACACAAAGCACGAATACTCCGTTCAGATCGTGAACGAGGAAGCACACACCGTCATCGACAAGCCTGCCGCTGACGACTTCGACCGGCCTCTGCCGGCGAAGCACTACACCACCAAGGGCGGCACGCCCGCCGCGAAGGAGGCTCTTAAGTGAGCGCAACATTCCCCGTTGGCGTGCCCGCTGACGGCAACGTCAAGGTTGTTTGGGTGGCCACGATGGCTGACCCGAAGGCCCCGAAGCTGACCGAGCTGAACGCCGCGTCGACGCTGGACATCACGTGTGGTGTCACTGGTGGCGGGTTCACCACGTCGACTGACGTGCAGACCCTCACCGACGAGCGTCTCTGCAGCACGCAGACGTTCGAAGACGTGGGTACGTTTACCTACAGCATCGATGACATCGAGTACATCATCACCCCGCAGGATGTCACGGCTACGGGTGAGAACAAGATTTACCAGACCCTCGTGCCCAAGTCGACGGGGTTCATCGTGGTCCGGTACGGCAAGGCGTTCGATGCGCCCTTCGCCCTCGCTGACGTCGTGGACGTGTACCCGGTGAAGTTGGGCCCGCAGGTCAAGTCTGCCCCGGAGCGGAACACGAAGCTGCGCGCGAAGCAGAAGCCGTACGTGATCGCCCCTGGTGCTCAGGTTGACAAGACTGTCGCTGCCTGACGCTTTCTGAGCCGGTCGGGGGCGCTACCTGGCTGGGGCGCCCCCGACCTCAGCAACACCTAACCAGCCACCAGCCACCAGCCAAGGAGCACCCATGTCTGACGTTTTCACGAAGGCCGACCCTGCCGCGTTCGACCTTGACAGTTGGATCGACGGCGCGAAGCTGCCCGAGAAGAGTGTGACCGTGTTCGGTCGCGCTGACCTCGTGGCACGCTACTACGAACTTGAGCAGCAGTTGTCCGAGGAGCGGAACAACGCCGACGAGCGGCTGGGCGGTCAGTCCCCGGCGACGATCGCTGTTGAGATGACGAAGGTCCGCGACGCGATGCACGCGTCAGCGTTGACTTTCACGTTCCGCGCGCTCCTTGACGAGGAGACGGCGAAGGCGAAGAAGGACCACCCCGCGAACGAGGACGCGCGCACGTACGCGATGCTGTCCGTTCAGGCGGTGAAGCCTGCGGTGCCGGCTGAGAAGTGGCCGATGATCCGGTCCAAGATTGGTGAGGGTCAGTTCATGGCGCTGCTTGAGGCGGCGGCTGGTGCGTCGTATGACCGGACGGTGAGTGTCCCTTTCTCGCTCGCTCACTCGGCGGCCCTGAGCACGCTGGACTCCTGACGGAGTTGCGGGCGGCGCGCGCCTGGGGTGTGCCGTTGTCGGTGCTCCGGTTGGAGCGCACCCCGGGTGAGCGTTGGACGGAGACGGACGCGAAGTTGGCGCAGGCGCTCCTGACGTATGAGGCGGCGTTGTGTCCGAACTGTGGGCAGGACCGGCACGAGTCGATGGACATGGAGTCGGATGGCGAGTTGGTCGTCGAGGAGATGCGGTGCCACTCGTGTACGGCGATCGGGCGTGCGGCTAAGAAGTTCGAGAACGCTGAGGTTCCGTCTGCGTTGTCACTGGCGGCAGAGCGACGGCCACGCCTGACCCCAGAGCAAGTAGCAGCCCGGGGATCAGCAGGCTGAGGGCGAGCGTCTTCCGGTTGCTGCGGGCGTCGCCACAGTCCCCCACGAGCCCGTCAGGGTTCCCGCCGAGGCTGTTGAGTATGTCGTTCTCGAACGATGACTGGCCGCCTTGGAAGGCGTTGCCGCATGACCGTCCATCGACGGTGATTTCGCTGTAGCCGAGGACCGCGCCCACCACGAGGGCGAGCAGTCCGGCCGCGAGTAGTGCCCCCACATATCTGCGCATCTTCGGATGCTACCGCGCGAACCGGAGGTTCGGATGGCTTTCGGCGCCGACAGGTCAGTCAAGGTTGAGCTCAAGGCGGTAGTTTCTGACTACCTCGGCAAGATCACCGCTGCGTCGAAGGCGACGAAGGACTTCGGCAAGGACGCTGTTGCGGCTGGGGCGAAGCACAAGGCGTCGTTCGACAAGGTCGGCAACGGCATGGCGATCACGGGCGCCGCTATCGCTGTCGGCGTGGGTCTGGCGATCAAGTCGTTCAGCGACTTCGACAAGGAGATGTCGAACGTCCGGGCCGTGTCTGGTGCGACGGCGGGCGAGATGGGCAAGCTCCGCACGGCTGCGCTGCAGGCTGGTGCTGACACGAAGTACAGCGCATCGGAGGCGGCGAAGGCTGAGTCGGAGCTGGCGAAGGTCGGCATCTCGACGGCGGACATCCTCGGTGGCGCGCTGACTGGGTCGCTGAACCTTGCCGCTGCTGGCGGGCTGGACCTTGCTGAGGCTGCGACGATCTCCGGTCAGGCGATGAAGATCTTCGGGCTTGCGGGCTCGGACGTCGGGCACATCGCTGACGTCCTAGCGTCCGGTGCTAACAAGTCCGCGGCTGACGTCAGCACTCTGGGCCAGGCGTTGCAGCAGGGCGGCCTCGTCGCTGCGCAGACGGGCCTGACGCTCGAGGACACGGTCGGCACGCTGTCTGCGTTCGCGGACAACGCGCTTAACGGGTCGGATGCTGGCACGTCGCTGAAGACGATGCTGCAGCGGCTCAACCCGCAGTCTGACGAGGCCGCGGCGTTGATGAAGGATCTTGGCCTGAGCGCGTACGACGCGCAGGGCAAGTTCGTCGGGATCACCGCCTACGCAGGGCAGTTGCAGGCGGGCCTGAAGAACCTTTCTGCTGAGCAGCGAAACTCGACCCTCGCGACAATCTTCGGATCTGACGCGGTGCGCGCGGCGAACATCCTTTACAAGGAGGGCGCCGCCGGTATTGGGTCCTACATTCAGGGCGTCAACGACCAGGGCGCGGCGGCGCGTGTCGCTGCTATCCAGATGGACAACCTTGCCGGGGACGTTGAGCAGCTCAAGGGGTCGATTGAGACTGGCCTGATTCAGGCGGGGTCGGGCGCGAACAACATGCTCCGCGACTTGGTGCAGTTCGCGACTGCGGCTGCGAACGCGTTCGGTGACCTGCCGGCGCCGTTGCAGCAGGGCGCGCTCGGGCTCGCGGCGCTGTCCGCTGCGGGGCTCCTGACGGGCGCGGCGATCCTCAAGGTTGTCCCGCAGATCAGTGCCACGAAAACGGCGATGGCAGACCTTGGCGTCACGGCTCCTCGGGTTGCGGCTGGCCTTCGGGCGGTGACCGCCACGCTTGGCGGGCCGTGGGGTATCGCCCTGGTGGCTGCTGCCGCGGTGGTCGGGTCGTTCATCTCTAAGCAGATGGAAGCGAAGGCTCAGGCGGATGAGCTGCGCGGGTCGCTGGATCAGCAGACTGGCGCCATTACGGGCAACACGAAGGCCATCGTTGCCCGCAACCTGCAGACGTCCGGTGCGTTCAAGATGGCGCAGGAGCTGGGCGTCAGCCTGAAGACTGTCACCGATGCTGCGATGGGGCAGGGTGACGCGCTGGCGTTCCTGCAGGCCAAGCAGGAGCAGTCGAACACTGCAACGACGGCTGCGGCGAACGCGCAGATCCAGGCGGGCGACGGGCTCGGGGCGCTGTCCGGGCAGACTGACGTGTTCGCGACTTCCACTGAGAAGGCAACGGCGGCGTCGCAGGGTCAGGCCGCCGGGTTCAAGAACCTGCTGGACATCGTCTCGCCGATCAATGGCGTCCTTTCGGGGCAGTCCGCGAAGCAGAAGGAGATCGCTCAGGCGACTGGCGAGACTGCTGGCGGGGTCGCAAGCCTCGCTGAGACCGAGACGAACCTGGCGAAGGCAGCCAAGGACGCGGCGCAGGCGCATGACGACCTGAAGAAGTCCATCGAGGGCTTCGGCAGCGTTGTCCTCGACGCTCGCGGCGCGACCCGCGATTACGAGGCGTCCTTGGACGCGGCCACCGCAGCCCTGAAGGAGAACGGCAAAACGCTGGCCTCCTCGACGGCGAAGGGTCGCGCGAACCAAGAGGCGCTCGAGGGCATCGCCACGTCGGCCCTAAAGGCTGCGACGGCGAACTTTGAGAATGGCCGGTCGCTCAAGTCGGTGACTGGCGACGTGTCGAAGGCCCGGACGCAGTTCCTCGACTTCGCTGGCAAGATGGGCATGAACCGGAAGGCCGCGGAGACGTTGGCTAACCAGCTCGGCCTGACGACGGCGAACGTGCAGCGGCTCGGTTCCGAGACCAACAAACTGCCGGCGACCAAGAACACGAAGATCGGCACGCCGGGCGCGAAGGAGTCGACGACTTCGGTCAACAACCTGCGTGAGCGGATCGCCGCACTGCAGGGCAAGCTGGTCAAGGTGCTCGCTGAGGGCGCTGGCGACTCTGCTGCGCGGGTGGCTCAGCTTCGCGCTGAGATCGCGGCGCTGCAGGGCAAGACGGTCACGATCACTACGGTGTCGCGGCGTGTTGCTGGCACGGACTCGGGCGACGTGATTGGTCACGGGTCGCGACACGCGACTGGTGGTTACATCGCCGGCCCGGGTTCGGGCACTTCGGACAGTATCCCGGCGTGGTTGTCGAACGGTGAGTACGTCATCAACGCGAAGGCGACCGCGAAGTACCTGCCCCTGTTGCACGCGATCAACGCGAAGAAGTTCGCGACGGGTGGCCCGGTCGGGTTCGCTGCCGGTGGCGAGGTCGACTTCCAGGGCATCATGGCAATCATTCAGGCGGGCGCGTTCTCGCTGGACGACCTGCGGGCTGCGCGTGCGAAGCCGGGGCAGGCCAGGGCCGACGTCAAGAAGGCTCAGGACGCCCTGACGAAGCTGCTTGCCGCGCAGGCGAAGAACCGGCGTGACCTGCACGCGGCACAGCAGAGGTTGACGACGTTGCTGCACACGAAGGGCGCGTCGAAGACGTCGATCACGTCCGCACGCAACCGTGTCTCGGACGAGTTGGCTGAGCAGACGAAACTGCTTGGGCAGGTTGCGTCGGCTGAGGGGAAGGTCACGTCGGCCCGTAATGGGGTGACGACTGCGACGCGGGCGG